TCTGGGCAGCCTCAAGTGGCATCTTGACAATATGCTTATCAACATGATACTGTGCTGCCTTATCGAGATCCTCGTCTAAATAAAATAAATTCATATCTTACTTCCAACATTTGTATACGCCACAGAGTCCGTCTGCATTTTCTGTAGTCTTACAGTATGGACAGACTTTTTTCTCTGGCTTGATTTTTTTGATTTCTTTAAACTTTTTCATAATTTATATTATACTAAAATTATGAAATAAAGTCAAGAACTATTTTCCAGATCCGTTAATTTTATCCTTAGCTGTTCCAGCGTAAAGACCAAACCAAGCTGCACCTGCGCCAACAACAATACTGATTAAACCAGATTGTTCCATTGTGGGGTCTTGTAAATCCATGAACCACATTGTGCAATAGTATAATAAGAAAATGTATACACTAAGAAATGCTCGGGGAAATATCCTCCACGCATCAATCATGTTCGATAAAAATATCCAACGCTGCCAAGGGTTATCTGGCTCTCTGTTGGCTTCCATCTCTACTATTTTTGCTTTTAGATTAGAGTTCTCTTGTACAAGTTCCATGAACTTATTAAGGTCTATCTCAACCTCATTCCTACTCATATCACCTGCGAATCGTTCGTCTGCCATTTAGCTCTCCTTTGCCTGTTGCTTTGCTTTGCCAACATTAATCGCAAACCAGTCGAGAACTTTATACATTTTCCCAACTATTTTGTCGTCTTTTGGTGTGTCAGTACATGCTGCAATAATTGAAGCACTCATGACCAACCACGGGATGACTTGAATCCATCCGATTACCCACTGTAAGAATGATAACATTCTCCTCTCCTAATCCTCTTACGAGGCTATCCCCAAATCAGCTGGGGTCTTTTAACTTATCTTTCAATAAGTTTTCAATCTCTGCTATACGCTTCTTTATAACCTTGTGGCTTTCTAGAAGCTTATCCAGTTCTTGGTCGATTTCTTCGAGCCAATCTTCGTTCTCTTCAAATCGTCCTTGTACTACTGGATTTTTGTCGAAGAACTTTACGCCCTTCATCATCAATCTATAATTTGTGAACATAGCCCACCAGTTAGATACTTTACTTAGCATGTTTTAAGTATGCGTTGCACATAGAATATTATATCTCCTGGTGTGCGAAGTGTTTTTATATCCTCATCTGGTATATCAATACTGAAGTTATTTTCAATATCTATAATAATTTCAAATATATCAAGGCTATCTGCTTTAGTTTCATCAATGATATCAGTTGTTACATTAAGATTATTAATATTTAACTGATCCTGAATGATATTCATTACTGTACATCTAATTCCCACTTGGTGTTATTTCCTCTGTTGTGACTTTACGATAGTATACTACTACATCTTTTAACTCAGTAATATACCTTTTTAATTCTTGTGTGTTGTATGCCATTAACTCATAATCAGGTATGGTCATAGCTAAAAATACTAGCTCACCTTCTTGCTCTTCTATTCTAGCAAGTTGATCTTCCCAGTTATCTGGTGTGACTACTATCCAAGTGGGAGTTTTGAGATCAATCTCTCTTGGCATCACAGGTTGAACGATCTTTCGTTCTATAGGTTTGGCACTTACTTCTACTACTTTAGTTGGAATTAGGCTGCAACTGGAGCCCATCATCAAGATTGTCAACGGTATCGCTAAGTTCCTCAATACCTTCAAATGCGTGTTTTGTTCCATTATTTATTTTCCTCTCCATTTCTACTGGGTCTGCTAATATTTTTGCAGTTAATTCATAGTTCTGAATAAACTGTGTATATCTATTTAATTCTCGTTGAGCCGCTTGACTTTTGATTGTCATTGACTGCAACTGCTCTGTTTGTAAGCTAAAATCATTCTGCATTGTGGCTATTGTTTCTTCTTGGGTAGCTACTGCTCCTTCCAAAGCGGCATTATTTGCTACTAGAATTTTATTTTCATTCCATAGCCAATAACATATTCCACTTAATACTAATAATAAAGCTAAAAAGAATTGATTCATTACATTTCCTCTATTTTATAATTAAGTCCTTCAGCACCTTGAAACTCTACTATTTCTCCTTTTTCGGTTCTGAACTTAAGATGATTTGGTTTCTTTACTAGAAATTTTTTCACTATAAATACTTGATCGTCATGGTCTCCCCAAATTTGGTTGTAACTCACAGTCAATGTATGTAGAGTAATGAATTTGCTTTTTAATGCAATCCACAATCTTTTCATTGTTGCGAAAAATTTCTTTATCTTGTCCATTTATTCTGCTCTCCAACTGGTTTAATTTCTGCCAGTTTGCTAATTCTATGCTTCTACTAATCTCTAGTTCTTTCGCATAGTATTTCCTATCATGGAATATTAAGGAAGTAAGTGCTACTATTATAAGTAGCACTGTTATCCTTTCGATTAAGTTCCAGTTGATGTTGTTGTCGTCGTTACCGTTCCTGTTGTAGTCGTGGTAGCCGTTACAGTAGTTGTTATTGGCATTGCTTCAAGTTCAGCCATAATTTCTTCTACAGTTGTAGAAGTAGTTGTACTAGGTGTGCAATTACTTTCGCACTCAAATCCTACTGCTTGATTAAATGTTGTTCCTACTGGTGATACTGGGTCGGCATCTTTTGGTTGGTTGTTATAACCCCAAATTAATGCTAATAGTAATAATATATCCATGTTTTCCTAAATTTGAGACCAGTCCTTTCCTTCAAAAAGCAGAGCTTCTGCCTCTCGTCTGCGAACTAATCCTTGTAATACTTTGCCGCCTGCTTTGTTCCAGCGTTTAATCTGAGCAGGGACTTCCTCGTAATCGCCACTATTTAATACTTTTAAAAGAGTAGAATTACTTAAATTGGTCGGACCGAGGTTGAATGTCCATGATACTAATGCATCGAACATACACTGGTCGAGTGAGATGGTTACTTGATTGAGAACATGCTGTTCGTACTCTGTTAGTTCGTGTACTAGCATTTCCTCTGCTTGTGGTTTTGTAATAGACATACCCTCTGTGACACCTTTGATATGACCATATCCTATAGTCCATATTCCTACTGCATCTTGGTAGGCATCTAATTCACAACCTTCAAACTTTTTGATAAGGGATATACCCTCTTGTGATATTTTCATAATGTAAAACTTTCTCCACAACCACAACGGGCTGTTTCTTGTGGGCTTCTGATTTCAAAATATTCATTTAACCCATCTTCTGTCCAATCAATACTTATTTGATCGACATAACTAAATGTCATGGGATCTACAGCTATCATGCCATAGAACACCGCATCACTTGAAACATTTGGTTCTTCCAAATAACTCAGGTCATACGACCACCCATTACATCCATTTGGTTTCATGCCTAAACGCAATCCCCAAACTTGTTTGTTTTTAACTTTTTGCTTTAGTCTTTCTAAAGCGTCTGCACTCACGATTACCATATAATAAATTTATGCAAAAGGGCAGTTACCTGCCCTTCTGACTTCGGTCTTGACTTATACTAAAATAATCTGCCTGTCGTTGCTATTACAGCAAATCCAAACAAAGATATTAGAGCAAACATTGTTGCTGCGTCTTGTATCTCCTCATATTTCTGTATTTGTCTAAAACTATTTACTACATATTTCATTTAATATCCAATACTTTACGATTGGAGTTCGGAGTTTTAGACAAGGCGATAGTCAATAGTCCATCTGTTAGTTCGACATTGTCTACTTTTAAGTCTGCGTTTAACATAAACTTACGCTCAAAAGATTTAAGACTAAGACCTTGGTGAGAGAATCTTTCACTCTCACTTAGTTTTCGTTCTTTTTTCCCCTTGATGAGCAGTTCATTATCTTCATGAACCAACTCAAGTTCTTGTTTAGACCAACCTGGCACTGCAACCTCTATTCGAAAGTTGCCTGTGTCCACATTCTCTACAATGTTATATCTTGGGTATGATGTATCAGTGTTGTGCAACAACCACTCATTGTTCATACCAAGCCAAAATTTACTAATATCAATCGTCATATTATTCTCCTAATTTCCTTTTCAGTAAAACTATGTCAACCCTTGCGGTATTGACGCCATTGTGTAAGAACCTATTTCCTACACTTATCTATATTATACTAAAAAGTAGACCAAAAGTCAACAACTATTTTTTGATTAGTCCTCGAAATCGATCTTTCCCTGCTCTTTCATATAATCGAGCGTGGCACCGATGCCTTCCTGCTTACCAGTTCTGTATGCTAGGTAAATACTACAAGCGAGTATTATTAAGTATGCTATATCTGTTTCCATATTTTTTCTCCATAACATATATTATACTAAATTTATAACCTCGTGTCAAGTAATAAATTATGGGTATCTAAAAATAATTCTTGACACATGGTTTTTATTTTGTTATAATAATACTATGATTTATAAAAGAGGGAAATGGTCTACAAAAGAAAGACAGACACTGAAAGACCTCTACAATAAAATACCTTTAACCGAGTTATCGAGTAGGCTTATGAGAAGATCTACAAGTATAACCTCACAAGTAAACTATCTTCGCAAAAGAGGATGGGCGTTTCACAGGAGAACTGATGGAAGTAATTGAATTTCCAAGAATGAAGAAAGCAGATGATATTAGCGATAAGCTTACTGCCGCTGTCATTATAGAAGCAAAAAGACTTGGACTGAACACTATTGACCAAGACTTTGTCTTTGATATGGCATGGGTTCATAAGTTTATCAAAGCTACTGTCGATAATCAATGCAATGTTGCAAATGATCTGTGCCGTCTAACAAGAGCACAGGGCTTGAATGAGAGTTGAGGTAAAAGGACAATCAGTTGAACGAGCAATTCGTCAGCTTCGAAGAAGATTAGATCGTGATGGACTCAAAGAAAGAATAAGAGAACTCGAGTTCTACGAGAAACCAACAGCTAGAAGAAAGAGAATGAAAGCTGCAGCACAAAAACGGCAACAGAAACTCACAGCCGAACATAAGAGATACTTAGTAAGAAGACCACGGCATAAGAGATAGTCATTTTATCACTATCATTTTACCACTATTGTTTTTCGACTTTGCACTTATAACATCCCACCAATACGACTAGCAACCGCAGGCATCTCAAACTCATAACTTAGAATTTTTTCTTGAAAGCAGTTTCGAAAGAGAGTCTTTTTCTGGTAGTAAAAACACTTATAATAGAACATAAAATGCTTACTACGAAAAGAAAAGTCAAAATAATTTATCATTGACTGGAGGTATTCGAAAACACAAATTCATACACCTTCAAAAAATTTTTCTTTCATTTTTGTTAAAGTTGTGGTATAATATTATTATCTAATTAAGATAGTTACTCCGACAATCATTGATTTATCACTCATGCAAAATGAGCCTCAAGCATCATTACTTCGTAAATGAGATCTGGAGGTCAGCGTCAGCGCAACCGCAAGATCACAACTACGTAGTTAATGCTATTTAGGCGATTGCTTACGATATATCTTATGTCAACAAGATCACACCAAAAGAAAGTCAACTATCTTACTTCGACTTTCTTCCAATCCCACAATTTCACACACTTAACTACAATTGCGTCCGATTCGCAAATATTTTTTACCGATTATTAAGAGGTTTAAGTCGTTTTGTTACTTACTTCAATGGTATTTATATGATTTGGTGGGTAAAAGGACAAGTTATTATAAATTTCCCCTAGTATGTTATACACCCGCTATGACTTGAGTCATGGTGGCGGATTGGAACACCCGCCTTGACTTTATTGTTGTATCATTCTTAGATTTGTTACTTGCGTTGTAAAGGTTATGTTCTCATCTCGCAAGGTTACTGCTAGTTGATTCTGCAGTTGAGGTTCTGGTTGTGGACTAGAGATAACCTCAAAGTATTCTCCATGTTCTGCTATGATCTTACGAAGTTTGTCATTTCTAGGAAATATCTTCGCATACCTTTTATCTCTAAAACCCATCGTTTTCTAACTCCGCTTCTAACGCATCCACTAGATTTTTCAGATCTGATTTAGGAGACTTCTCCAAACCCATTATTTTAGTACTATCTAGCATACCAAGTATACTTGCTACTCTTTCAACGAGTTCTTTTTTAGTGATAGGATCTTCGCCAGTCTTGGTTTTATAAACAGTTTTCTTGTATACGCCTTCCCGACTTAGCTTTCCTATGATAGATTTTACACTCTTATTAAGTTCTACTGCCAAATCGTCAACAGTTTCTCGTGTAGGGTTATCTTGATAAGTCTCTACCATATACTTTACTTGTTCTTCAGTATAATTTACACTCATATTACTACTGCCTCACTCATTAGATCTAGTTCATCGAGATCATACTCCTCATTTAAAACTACTTTAAATCCGCCCTCTACTGGTTCAGCTGTATAATCTAAGCTGACTCCTTTTGTTTTGAGCATATCTCGTCTCAACTCAAACTCTTTAAATTCTTCTGGTGTTAATATTCCCCAGTTCATACTATGTCTCCCTTGGTTTCCCAAAATTGTATTACTTCTTGATTTTCTTTAATAATTTGTTCGATCTCTACAGGTTTCAAACTCCACTCTTTTGCTAGAAATCGTACTATTGCTTGGTGTTTCATGCCCTCTACTTCTTTTTCTTCGTAGTCAATATAGATACACACTTTGGTTCCGTCAGAGATTTGCATCTGCTTCCTCCCTTGCCATTTGATCAATACAGTCATCTATTGTTAGCGTTGGATTAGTTTTGATAGTCTTTTCTATGAGATTATCACTATTCCAATACTCAGTGGTAAGACTACCATCATTGTATTTGGTTTCCCAAACCTTTGTTCCATCTTTGCTAGCAGTCATCTGTAGAGTATTTACTTTCTTTGCCCATGCTTCAGCATTTAGAACTTTTCTTCGATATGCTACTAATTCCTTGTGTTGGCTCATCATATATCCCCTTGTTCCCTTACTTCACTTCTGATTGTCTCGAAGCCATTTGGATATCTAGCTTCTAGCTTTTTAATGTTCTCGTCCATTACTTCGTCAGGTGTGTAGCCTAAAGCTATACAACCTTGTATCCAATACCAAAGTATGTCGCCCAGTTCTCGTTTCATGTGGAAACGATTGTCGTCATTGAACTCTTTACCTTGAAATACCATTTTCTTTAGTACTTCAGTAAACTCTCCACTCTCTGCTAACATTCCTATCGCTGCAGTCAGAACTCTCGGCACATTGATATTATCTTTTGCCTCTAGTTCGCTTGTGCTGTTGATGAAAGCTAAGAAGTCCTTAGATTGTCTACTTGTTGTAGAGTCAACAAACTTTGCATAATCATTGATTTTACTCATGTTATCTCCCTAGTGTTTTTAAATCCATTTCGGTTATGTACTGATAACCACCCTTGTTGTAGGTTATTCCTACTTGCTTCTTTCTTTTCTCAGCCAGAGTTTTTGCACTCTGTTCTCCACAAAGTAAGCATACTCTGTATCCTAAGTCTACCCTTGCTGGAGGTATTCTGTTTCCACAACTACACAACATCTTCGATATCCCTTACAAGTTCTGTAGATTTGATCACTTTTCCACTAGCTAAATATACATTCATGTAGCGTGGGTTTTTCTTGATCTTCTGTCCGTGCCATTGATCAATGTATGCTCCACTTGCCTCTATAGCAGGAGGAGTAATGCGTGTTATTGTGCTACCATTGGCTTTCATACCAACAGCGTAATGTTTAATTTTTCTTCTATACATATATTCTCCGTTTTTAAGTATAATGCTATCCCTTCAATACTAAGTCTTTTAACTTAGAAAGAATACTATTATACTCAATGGTTAGGGATACAATTTCCTCATTCAGTTCATCTAACTGCTCGAGCATTACTTTCAAGTCATCTTCGACTAATTCAAGATGATGATTTAACATATCGATCTGCTCTTTTGTTTGTAAGTTGTCCTTTGTAGGAAATTGTATTATTTTACCCATATTAGTATCTCGGTCGGTTGTTAAGATAAATGACTACTATAATCAATACTATTACTACTGCGATTTCGGTTGCCATTTTATCTCGTATCCTCTTCGCACTAATTCATTTCGTGCTTTAATAATTTTCTTCGGTTTAGAACTATAGTCATTTAGATACTTAATTAGTTCTTCCGTAGGTGTTTGTTTAAGATAGTAATGCTTGTACTTCTTAATAGGGTTGTCTGTTCTCATCATGCGACCCCTTGCATCTCTTGCATGAATAACTTCACTTTCTTTCCACTTAGCTGGCATTGTTTCCTCCTCTTGTTTGGTCGTTAGTAAGCACACCAGTGACCATACTAACAGGGGTTTTACTTTTAAGTTCGTGTTTAGTTCTATAAACTACATCTTCTACGATCTTATCACGCATCTCTGACCAGCTATCATACTCATAGTTAAAGTTGTCTCTAACGCCAAGTATAGCCTCTTCAATCCATAGATTTGATACTACAGTATCTGGGTTGCCAAGATAGTCTCCATCGCCGTTGTCTGGATCAAACTCCCACACATATTCATTAAGCTCGTCTCGGATCTCAGATACACTGAAAGAGATGAATGTATGCTCTTTCTCGACATCTACCATGCCTTGTTTCATTTCTTTACCTGTAATCATCATTACTTCACCACCCTAACAGTTCCAACTGTTGATACTGGTTCATCATCTTTGATTTCGTACT